AGCAGTTGGAACAGAAGATTGTACAGCATATAATCTGATAGCTTTAACACCCATGACACTCGCAGCGCTTCTTGTTGACCCCCCCCCGACAGCTTTATGTCCCACACCACTCGAATTAGCAAAAAACGGCATTATACATTACAGCTATATTATTTTTTCCACACATAAATAAATTCATGATATTTTTCAGCGGATGTTCTTTTGGCTTTTGGTAAAGGTATTTTCATAGTACATTTACCCAATATTTTTACCGCAACATTTTTATATACCTCGCTAGGAATATTGAGACAATAATACCCCCCTTTTTTCAAATGTTTATATGTTTCTTGAAAGATAGGAATATAAAATTCTGTATTCCATTTATCTTTTGACATTTGTTCATTTCCACCATAGGTCTCAATATTATAATAAGGAGGGCTAGTCAACACCAAATCATAATCCAATTTTGAATAATCTATTGTCAACGCATTTTGAAAATATAATTGAATATCCGTAGTCGAATGTTTCTTCAAAAAACGAGACATTTTATGGTAGGGTACTTCCAAATTTTTATTATAATCAATGCCGATATATTTCGGAATATTTAATGCACATGCTCCCACTAAACGGCCACCCCACCCCATCGTAAAATCTAAAATGCATGTAGGTTTAAAACGACAATATACATCCATCGCAATAAGAGGATTAAAAATAGAAATAGGAGTATAATACAAATTGAAAATCCTGAACAACATTTTGCCTTCTGTTGGAGGAATAGCGCGTTTATTATAATAATCAACCATATTTTTAACAAAAGGTTTCTTTTTAAAACTCCCTTTATTTTTCCAAAAATCATAGAAAGTAATGTTTTTCGTACCAATAGTATTCAAACGTTCTACAAGAGTATAATTATTCAACACTCTATTTCCAGTTTGACTTAATACCGCATGATAATCGCATCCGATTTGTTTTAATTTATTAAAATCTTCCAATGCATCTTTTTCTGTCAAATGAAACACTTTATCAGCAATCACCGCCTTTTGCTTTCTGGTATAATTATTTTTTTTAACAATTAATTTTTTTTTTGATTTCATATTCCTTCGCTTGCCTTCGCGCTGCGCAGTAACTACGGAATATAATCGGAAAACTCCGACTCGCTTCGCTTCGTCTACGTTTTCCTTCATACGATATATTTATTATATATTATGAAATGATAATTATTTTTTCACCTTCTACATTATGAGCGATGCTTCAGATAAACATTGGTCTGTTCAAAATACAAATACACTACTGAAATGGATCACTATTGGATCATATTATATAAAGGTATTAGAACAAACCATTGCAGTAAATAGGTTTATCATTAGATCAAATACGATTATATCTATCGTATTGACTACTGCTACTGGATCAATTGGAGTATCTCAAATAAGTTCTATATTTTCTCTACAAATTCAATTGATGCTAACATTGATTTTTACCGCAATGGCATTTTTCCTTACTATTTCTACGGGGGTAATAAAAGTGTTGCTTATTCATGAAAATTTAGAAAAGTGTATTCAGGTAAAGCAAGAATGGACATCTTTTATCACAAATATTTCTACAGAGTTACAATTACCCAAAGTAGAAAGACAAGACGCGGTCAAACTAATCAGGGACAATAAAATGATGTATTTATCGTTGTTAAATAAAGACATTGAAATCAATACGACTTCTGAAAAAAATGCAAAAAATCATATACAACGTGAAATTGATAATAGTAAATCGGAATTGGATACCGATGAGAAGAATAACATATTGAGAAAAACAGATAGAAATGATATATTTATTAAGATGGACGCAGAGAGAAAAACCGCTCTGCATAATGATTATTCGAAGATGATGAATAGTGTGGGTATTTCCATATCCGATATTACAAATCATATAGTGAAAACCGAATTGCAGGCCATAGTAGATATGGATTTAGAAGCACAATACAACCATGTCATTAAAAAAGAAGCTTTAATTGCTAAAGAAAAGTTTAGTTGCGAGTTGCAATTGAAACAAAAGGAAATGGAATCGAAACGACATGAAAAATCATCCAGTATGCTTACATTGACACAATCAACAACTCGTGCAGATAATGACGAGGATGATAAAACAGATGATATATCAGAAGGACGATCGCATGATAACACCTCATTACAAAACATAGATGAAACAACTACGACCAATGATACTCCTATCACCAGTTCTACGTGGAGAAATATATTCAATTTATAAAAAATTGATTTGCAATTTTATACATATATTATTCGTATCTAGTTACACGCGCTAAACACAAGATGTCTGTACAAAATTTTACAAAGACCTACAATATGATAAGCTCTAGTGAGAGAGCTATCATTATTCAAAAAATTAATAATAATGAACTGGTATCGGAATGCGTTACCGGACAAAAGCAAGAATGGTGGATAAAAAAGCATCATCCCGATAATGAAATTCCTAAAAATATTTATTCATTACAACAAGGGTCTATTAAGGAGTTATACGATAAATATATTACCACATATGGTGGTATAGAATGGGAGGAGTTTACAAATTATACTCGCGAGTTGATTAAACAAAATATTATGTTCTAAATGGGAGTTCTGTGCGGCGAGTTGAATGAGTTGGAGGAAAATGGAGATGAGTGAAGCGAATCGAAGTTTTCCGATTATACTCCGGAGCGTAAGCGGAGGAGTAGTAATTCTGGAGGAAAACGTAGATACTATGAAGTGGCGAAGCGAGTCAAAGTTTTCTGATTATACTCCTCCACTTACGTTCCGGAGTAGAATTCAAATAAAAATTGATTTACTATAATTTTTTTTGAGTATAATTATAGTAAATGAGCAAAATAATACCATTTGAAAGATCATTTGCATCTCATCCTAAATCGCAATATTGGAATTATGAACGAAATATTGGCAAGCCTAGCGATTACGCGTTGAACTCCCATAAGAAATGCTGGTTTGATTGCAATAAATGCGGTCATTGTTTTGATAGTATTCTTAAAAATATAAATAGAGAAAATGCATGGTGTACTTATTGTCATCATCTAAAATTATGTAATAATGATACATGTACTACTTGCTTTGAAAATTCATTTGCATCTCATCCTAAATCTCAATTTTGGAGTAATAAAAATATATTACAACCTAGACAAATTTTCAAAAATACTAAAAGCAAATATTGGTTTAATTGTCTTTGTGGACATGCTTTTGAAATTATTATTCATAATATATCTTTTGGAGATAAGTGGTGTTCATATTGCAGCATTCCATGTCAAAAATTATGTAAAGATGATACATGCACGTCTTGTTTTGAAAAATCGTTTGCGAGTATTGAAAATAGTAAATATTTAACTAATAAAAATATAAATCCACGAGATATTATTAAAGGTTCTGAAAAAATATATACATTCTATTGCAATAAATGTAATAATGATTTTGATATGAGAATAAATTGTGTAAAAAGATCAAATTGGTGTTCATTTTGTATACATAAAACCGAATCAAAATTTTATGAAGAAACTATACCAATCTATCCATCTATAGCGAGACAATTTAAAGCATCTTGGTGTAAAAATAATAAATCTAAATTCAAATTGCCATATGATTTTGTTATCGAAAATAAAAATATAATAATCGAATTGGATGGATTGGGTCATTTTGTGCAAGTTTCTAATTGGCCTGCACCAAAAATAACTCATGCAAGAGATCTATATAAAATGAAATGTGCAAATGAGAATGGTTATAGCATTATTCGTATTTTACAAGAAGATGTTTGGAAAAATAAATTTGATTGGTTACAAGAGGTGATAAAAATGATAGAAAAAATTACTATTGATAATATAGTTCAAAATGTATATATTTGTAAAAATAATGAATATAATAATTTCGAAAGCGAATTGTTCATAGCATAAGGGATGTAATGTGGTGAAGTATTATAAATTTATAAAATTATATATTTATAAATTTATGTGGTTATTTATCGTCACAAAATTAAAAAAAGATTATTGATATCCAGCACCAATTTCTAGCGGCGGCCGAAGTATGTCTGGCTCGATAGTGCTGTTGTTAAACGGTCCAACGTAGAGTTGTGGGTTCGGAAATTCGCTGCGCAATTGTAGATTTGCGTTTCTCAAGGTTTGCCCAATGGTGTCGATACCAATATGGTAACCAGCTTTCAACAAATTGATGTTGGCAAGCTCGCCTTTTCCGGAGGGGTTAAGTTGTGCCCATTGGCTGTTTGTATCCTTGGGCAACAAGTCCGCTGGGTTTTGGATATTGGGCTTTGTGCAAGAGGTGGGGATTCCTTGAGAAGGAGTGCCCATACCACTGACGGCAGCAAACACTTCATTCTGACCTAAAGGCTCAGCGGGCTGAACCCCAGTATTGGATTGTTTGGGACCTTGTTTGCGCCCATTAGAGTAAGCGGCATTTGCGCCTTGACTCATGTATTCTGACCCGAAACTGCCTTTGGAAGTCAAATATTTGTAAAATAAACTAACCCCATACGCGACAATTAAAAGAACGATGATTGATCCAACACCATAATCTTTCCATAGCTTTTGAAGAGAAGCGTTCATTATATAAAATTCAAGATAAAATATTTTTTTGGATATATTTTAATTGCAAAATAAAATGCAAAATGCATGAAACTATTATGTTAATTTCCTTAATAGTTTACGTTTTCCTCCACTTCGGTATCAGATTCATCATCCGAATTAGATTCATTGGAAATATTGTCTAAATCGCTATCGTCGCTATCGTCACTTTCATCTAAATCATCCAACATGTAAGTCTTCTTAATATTCTTTGCTTCTAAAAAGGCGACTATAGCCTCTCTCTTTGCCTTTTTGGCTTTATTTCTGGCTTCTTTATATATTTCATAATACACCTGATTTGGTTTTTTCAAAGTCATTGTTTCTAAATTATTCAAGTTGGCGTCGATATCGACCTCCATAAGTTCATTTGAATTTTCTTGACTTAATTCCTCAATATTAAGTCCGACTATGGATCCAACGATTGATTTTTCCTTAATATCATCTACTTTACCAACACTCTTTGCTAAAAGAGGTGTGTTAATTACTATTTCAGATTTTGCCCTTTTTTCAGAATGCAATATGGAGTCACTCAAGTTTTCTAAAAGAGATAAAGGACTTGAAGCTTGTGTATTTATCACTTCTTCTATTACAGGTTTCTCCATTTCTACAGGTTCCTTCATTTCTACAGGTTCTTCTATTTCAGTAGGTTCTTCTAAACAATTGTCCTCTATTTTTAAAAAGGTGTTTTCAGATTTTGGAGGAGCAGGAGGAGGAGTTTGGATCGACGAAACTTCGAAGGTGTTAGTCGAAGGACGAGCGAGGGATGATGTCTTAATCAAACAACTATCAAATATTTTATCAGTATTTAACACCATTGCTTGCTTAAGTTCTAAATCTATTTGAAAATTGCGACTTGTAAACTTGATACCTTGAACTTCTATAATAGAAATTATTTGGGTGTCCATATTTACATCATCTATGGTAAGCGGTGTCTCACTCTCATTATAAATTTT